GGTATTAGCGCCCGTGGTACCCCGGCTAAATTTTTAGGCGCGTATGCATCTCGCATGCTGATCGATGCTGCTAACGACGGTACACGTACGTACTGGTGGCGTTATAACCATCCGTTAGCCATTGCTCAACGTGGCTTGGAAGCAGGTGTTAATAAGACGTGGCTTCAGTCTCCTACAGCACGAGCTGCAGTTGCTCTTGGGATTGCAGCACCAGCCGTTGCAGCAGCTGGGACATACGACATTACCAATCCGGAAGAACAATTTCGCCCCAAGGGTTTTGCTCAGTCTTACTCAGCCCCTGGTACGGATGATCGCAGAACATCTGAACAACCTGTTCAAGAAATGTTTGAACGTTTTTTCTTGGGACGTACAGGAGATCCTCTTAAGTATGAAACGGCTAAAAAAGAAATTCCTGATTTAACGCCAGAGCGTTACGGTAATTACATGAATTATCTGTACAACGATAAAGGTTTGTTGGGTCTTGGTGTTCTCAAAGGAACTACTGAAAATCTTCAAGGCACACCTGAAGTGCGGTTGTTAGGTTTTCCAGCAAATATCCCAATGGCAGCAGGATTTGCTGCTGGTACAACCGGTGCCGTACTTGCGGGTAAAGGAAGTAAGCGTCTAGGTATCCCTGGGGGCAAGACACCAATGGCACGTGCAGCTCGTGGTCTAGCCGGTGGTCTCCTTGGTTCGTTGACAGGTGTTGCAGCTGGTAATGCAGTTAATGAACAAATTGCAGCAGGTAATCGTCCACAACTTCCAACGGTTAATGACTATCAAAATATAAGTGCTGATAGAATTTAACTAACAAGAACATATTCATAAGGATGGCTGACGTAACTGGAGGATATACCGGTTCACCAAGAGATGAACGGTTTACCCGCCGTGGTAGCGGTGCAGGTAAGTTCCAACGCCCCGGTACGCCTGACCAATTCACCCAAGCTAAAAACATGGCTGGTAATTGGTTAGATCAGATGATGGGTTCTCTTGGCCTTGGTGGTCAAATGCAACCTCAAGTTACCGGTGATATTGGTCCTTCGTCTGTTGAGCCTACTTACGGTGGTGGTGGACGTGGTTCAGGTGCTGGCGGTGGACGTGTAACGGTTGGCGCTACTGGTGGTGGTCCTCCTGGTGGTGGTCCTCCTGGTGGTGGTCCTCCTGGCGGCCCCCGGGGCGGACTTCTACGTACAGCCGCAGGAGAAATGAGGCCTGGTTTTGGTCGAGCAGCGTTTTTAGGAGGAACGGCATTAGCCATTCCAGCCGTTGCGTCTGAGATAGAAGCTAATCGCCCCTTGGGAGCAGCTGCTGCTCTTGGTACAGGTGCACTTACGGCAGGCGCGGGAGCACTTCTTTTAAAAACTCGTAATCCATTAGCGATGGCTGTTGGCGGTGGGTTAATGCTTGCAGGTGGACCCCTAGCTGGTATGGCTGCTCGTGGGGCAGAAGGCGTGAAACAAGATATTACAAAACAACCTACAACTGGAAGAGAGAACGAGTTTGGCACTCAAATGGCAATGGCCGAGAAAGAGGCAGAACTTGGCAATACAATGTATCGCAATCAAATGGGTACGTACACAAGTGCAATCCGTGACTTGTCCAAGTATCAGTCTGATCTTCAATACTATGATTTAAAACGGAACATGCCCCTTGTAAATCAGATGAAGAATGCTGACTTGATTCGTCAGCAATCCATCATTGCAAGCCAAGGTCAGCAGCTTTCTAACTTGAGTGTTCTTAATACTGCAGGTCAACTGGCCCTTGGCGGTCAAGCACAGACAGGTGAGACGGTACGTACCATGCTTACCGCTAATCCTTATGCCAATGCAGTTCTGAGGGCGTAATCATGGCTGACCAAGGACTTGGTTTTGGTAATTTTTTAAACAACCAACGTACGGTTGACTGGTGGAACGCTCCTAATGTGTTTAAAGGTGGAGCCTTTCAATCATTGCTTCAACCTGCTGCAGCAGCTGCTCCTGACAATTGGAACAGTACTCCGCAAAAACGATTGGAGTACAGGAAAGGATTAAAGAATCAAGGTTATAGCGACCAAGATATTGACAGTGCGTTAGCCGCTGCTGCACCTCCAGCCACTTCCGAATCACAAGGAATGGGTCAGCTGTACTCTACACTTGCTGACACCATGAAGCAAAATGCTTTCTGGCAAACACCAGAAGGTATGCGTATGCAGCTTGAAATGGGTAAAGAATTAGCCAAAGAGCAAGCTAGTGAAACCTTAAAATACAAAACACTTGCTAATCTCCCTGGTCAAATTGAACGTGCTTTTGCCGCTGATAAATACTATGAAGGAATGAGCCAAATTCCTGAAATTTATCGCAGTACATTTGCAAGTGTTCCCAGTATGGGCATTCAAGCCCCTGGTTATAGCGCACCGCAAATGCGTTATTTCAACTAGCTGACTTATAATAATGACAGCTTCAAGCCCTGGGTCAACTGTAAATTATTTTACTCAAGACTGGGGTTCTACTTTTGATTGGTTTAAGAAACCTGCGCAAAACACAGGAAAAAAAATGGCTTTTGATCCAGCTTCACTAGCAATAGCAGGTCTTGGCGCAGGCTTTGGAGCGCTTAGTGGTTATGGCCAACAGCTTGCTTCTAATAAAGCTATTGAGAAGCAACTTCAAGCCCAGGGCGATGCGTTAAAGGAAGGCATCCTCTTTCAACGTGATTCAGCTAAGGCTAATATCGGTCTTGGTATGTTCGGTCAGATATGGGGCTCTACCACTGGTGCAGATCTTGATTTTGGTCGGCAACTTCTAGCTAAACGTAGGGAATTTGCTGAGTTTATGCCTAAAGAAAGTGGCTTAGCGCGAGAAGGGGCAAGATGGGACTTAGATTTTAGAAGTGGACCTGCATTTAAAAATTATACCAAACAAGAAGCACTTTTAAATTTACAATCAAATCCAACTTTAATTGCAGACAGAGCAGCTAAAACGGGTATGTTTGGTAGAATTGCACAAGCTCCTATTGAGTCATTGATGGTGTAGTTATGGGCGGTTCTAAAGTTCGATACGAAGCACCGGTAATTCCAAAGGATGATACCTTTGAGAAATATTTAGCGTATCAACAAAAAAAAGAAGAGTCCGCCGCAGCTCAAGTTGCTGCTGACAAAGCTGAACAGAAGGCTGCAGACGAGGCACGTAAGTTAGCAGGCGCCACTGGATACCAAGGTTTGCGTACAGGTATTGAAGGTCAACTTCGTCAAGGTTTAATTGGTTACGGAGAGGCTACTCAACAGTTGCGTGACTATGCAACAAAGTATGACATGACGCCCCCGGAAACGGACGTTAGTCAGCTCACAGACATCTATACAAAAGAACTTCTTCCTGGGCGCCGCGCAACCGGTGTGGGGGCTGCGTATGAAGAGATTCTTGGTCGTCAAGCTACGGCGGACGAACAAGCAAAAGCAATGGAGCGTTTTAACCAAGGTTATTACACTTCCAATGAAGACTTACGCAACTCTCTTTACAAGAGCACTGAATATAACGATAAATTTAACCAGAGCTACCTGGATAACTACTATGACACGATGTTCGGTAAGCAAACTACCGACGCGGCTGGCAAGAAAACAGGTCAGCGTACTTTTAAATTTTCTTCCAACCTTCTTCCACAAATGGCAGAAGGAATTACAACACGCACTGGAGTTGTTACGCCGCAGTTTAGTGACTTTACTGGCACGGCTGCAGAGATCGAAGAGCAACAACAAAATGTACGTGATACCCGTCAGTACTTGTACAGTGCTGGTTTAACCAACCTTCAAGGGGAAATTGACAAAGAAACCCAAAAATTAAAAAATGAAGGATCTAAAGAATTAGCTAAGGTTCAATCGCAAGGTTCCATTTATAATAGTTTGGTTGGCAGTTTTAATTTTTAAAAACTAAGATTGCTATAATTACTTTAGGTTTTAAAAAACAACATGACTTCTTCTGTCCCTACCGGCCAAACCGGCAACGACGATTACTTTGATATCACAAAGTTCGAAGAACTTCTTAATCGTCTTGAGGGTTCTAAAGGTCGCCAACAACGTCAAAAATCACTGGAAAGCCGTCGCGACATTTACGCGCAGGGTCTTGCCAGCATGATGAGCAACTTCTGATAACGTTTTTAAACGGGTAACAACCAATGACCTCTTCTGTCCCCACTGGTCAAACGGCCACTGACGACTATTTTGATATCAACAAGTTTGAGCAATTACTTGCTCGTCTTGAGGGTTCTAAAGGTCGCCAACAACGTCAAAAATCACTGGAAAGCCGTCGCGACATTTATGCGCAAGGTCTTGCCGGTATGATGAGCAACTTCTAATTTTTTTGTGTAGAGTTTATAAGACATGACCAGCAGCTTTGCCGACCCATCAGTCCCCACCGGTCAATCCGGTGCAGATGATTGGTTTGATTTAGACAAGTATCGCCAAGCTGCTGGCGTTGCTTATGAATTCTCTAAGAAAAAAATGGAGGAAGCTGGTGCACAAGAACGTGAAACCATTGGTAAAGGGGCCACAGAATCCCGAACCTCAGCAGAACAGCAAGATACCTTTAGGCGTAAAGACGAAGAACGCGACTACGGCCAGGCCCAACGAGCTTATCGATATTGAGGTATTTGATACTTGGGTTGATAATCTTGACGCTTCAACCCAAGAATCATTCTGTTCTTTTTCCTCAGAAAATTACTCGGTAATTGAAATTTTCCTATACGCCAGATTCCTTGGCTATAGGGGAAGTATTACTGCGTGTGATCTTTGGGTAAAAGATCATTACAAAAAACCTGATCATCGCAAAACTCTCTTGTATGAGATTGATGAGATGCAGGAAGATATTCGTAAATTGCGTGCAGACGTAGAAGAAGATAAAGTTAAACGTGATGCGGGTGTTGCGCGTATTGCATCAATGCAAAAAGAGTTACGTGGCACCATTGCACAGATTGAACAGTTTACTTCCACTAAAGATCGCAAAGGTTTATTAATGGCAGGTGCAGATAGAGCAATACGTGAGTTGTTGTTTATCTTTAAGGATGATCCTATCGAAGGTCCCTTGGAAGAAGCATCAATGAGTGTATGGGCACGCATGCAGCTTGAAGAATAAGTGCTTTAAAATAACTAATAAAGCAAACAGTATTTACTAATGGGTGCTCAAGTAGGAAATATGCGTTTAGCTGGTGATGCGGCTGCTCGTCAACGTGCTGCCGCTAGCGAAGGTATTCAAATGCGTCGTGCAGCTCTTCAAAATGCAGGGCAAGGTGGAGGTGGCAATCCTGGGGTAATGGGTGAGTCAACTGCCATTTCTCCCACAACTGCAGCACGTCAAGAAATGTACGCTGCACGTCCAGGGCAAGTAACACCGTTTGAACGAAGCAATCCTAGTTTTGCTCCAGGTTTGGAATCCAATCCCCCCCGTGGTGCGTTGGGTGGACGACTTGGGCGTGTGGAGCAAGAACTGGCCGAAAAAGGTTCGCCCGCTTATGAGCAAATGATGCAACGTATACGTGGCATCAACTCACTGCAAAATACTGGATCGCAATACTAATGGCAAAAGGTAAAATGCCTCCTCAGTTTCTTGAATACCTCAAGAAAAAAGAAGCCAAAAACGAAGATGGTTCTGAGATGAGTGACAAGGAAAAGCGTAAAGCAGCCTTGGAAAAAGCACGCAAGTATCAAGAACAAAAACGCAAAGGCAAAGAAAAGAAGTAGGATATTATTCAGTAATAGTCTGAATAGTATCCGTGCCTTCTTATCAGCACCTTGCTTATCGTCGCAATGCGCGTGCGGCGTCTAAAAATTTCAAGGTCAAGGCACCAACCAATCTTCATCTCCTGGAACGAGCCAGGGATGATTTTGGGTATTTTTGTGAGTATGTAGCTGATAAACCACCAGCTCAACACCACCAAAATTGGCATAGGCACTTTATCACCAATGAAGATAGTAACTGCCTAATAAAAATTGCTGGTCCCAACGTAGACCTGTTGGCCCCCCGTGGTTCTGCTAAAAGTACGGTTCTTGGTTTGTTAACCGCCTGGGCTATTGGTATTCACACGGAAGCTAAACTTCCACTTCAAGTTCTTTACTTGTCATATACGGTTGATATTGCACGTTCCAAGTCAGCAACCATTAAACGTATTATTGAAAGCAAACGATATCAAGAAGTTTTCCCGACAGTACGTCTTCTTAAAAACGTCACCAGTAATGAATACTGGTCTATCGACCATAAATTTGCTGGTATTGACGTAACCGGTGATGAACAATTTACGCTTTGCGCAGCGGGTCTTAAAGGTTCTGTGACCTCCAAGCGTTCGCACTTGGTGATGATTGATGACGCTATTAAATCTGCCGCTGACATTGCAAATCCCGACATTAGAAAAATGATGCAGGACAATTGGAATGCAGTTATTGCACCAACAATGTTTGAAGGAGCACGTGCCATCTGTCTTGGTACGCGTTTTCGACATGATGACATTCACGCCACAACTTTTAACGAACAAAACAATTGGACTCAGATTGTTCTTTCTGCAATTCAAAATAACCCCAAGACAGGAGATGAGGAATCATATTGGCCTGACATGTGGTCACTAGATTACCTAAAAGAAAAGAAACGACAAGCACCGATTGCTTTCTCGTTCCAGTACATGAATCAAATTGTCAGACAAAATGAACTTTCATTAGCGCCAGAACTTATTGTCAAGGCCGAAATTTCAACTGAGTTTGATGCCCTGGGCATTGGTGTTGACTTGTCTGCTGGCATTAAAGAAAAGAATGACTACACAGTAATGATTCTTGGTGGGCGCATTGGTGACCGTATCCATATTATTGATTACAGGCGAATTAGGGTAATGGGTAATCTGGAGAAACTTGATGCCATGAAAGAACTTCTTAACGATTGGTCAATTCTCGGGTGTGATGAAGGTGGTAATTATTTCCCTACCTATTCAACGTGTGATATTTGGTCAGAGGCTGTGCAGTACCAGGCTTCTTTAGAAGCAGACTTCAAGCGTGTTTGCCTGAATAACGAAGGTCTCTACAACTTGATTTGGCACCCAGTCAAAGGGTTCCGTGCAGATAAGTTGGCACGGTTCCGGGGAATCATGGGAATGTTTGAAGATCGAAAAATCATCTTTAACCGTTTCAGGAACTTCACAACTCTCTTCGATGAACTTACAAATTTTGGCGTAAGTGGTCATGATGATACTGTTGATGCTTTAGTATGGCTTGTAACAGGCCTCATGAGAAAAGGCAATCTTCCCCTTGACTACTAATGGAAAGAATTAATCCAGCAACAGGGAATCCATGGAAATATGGAGAGACAGATCCAGATGGCAGAATTTTTTTAGCCT